TAGTGATAATAAGTTTCTTGATAATGCACAGAAAGCTGAGATTGAAGATCTTATAAATAAGGATTTAACATGGTATCATATATATGCATTAGGTCAATGGGGTAAACCTAAGGGTGTTGTATTTGTTGAAGGTCTTAATTGGGATGTTACTACTAAGTGGCCAACTATCTTGGAACAAAGACATCATGGATATGGTCTTGATTTTGGTTATGCTAACCATCCAACTGGATTAGTTGAGATTTGTATATTACCAAATCAAATTGATGTATTTGCTAAAGAATTACTATATGACACTGGTCTAACTAACCAAGATATATCTACTAAAATGGATCTGTTCGGGATTAAACATCGTGATAGAATCATAGCTGATAGTGCAGAACCAAAATCTATAGAAGAGATTCGTCGTGAGGGATTTAGAAGAATTGGTCCTGCCACAAAAGGTCGTGATTCGATATTAAATGGTATTAGTGCAATAAAAGAATGTAAAATCCATGTTTATCATGAGTCAAGATTTTTACTTAAAGAGTTGAGAAATTATAAATGGATCGAAAACAAAGACTTAGAATTACAAAATGTACCGGAAGACAAGTGGAATCACTTGATCGACCCACTTCGATATATATTAGTTTTCTTCAAAGGATTACAACCACGTGGTGTAATACTAAACCTTGGCAATCGATACTACAAATAGGAGAGCAAAAATGAGTGCAGTTGGATTAGAAGAAATGTCCAGACAAGAACTTTGTGAATATTGTTTTAAAGTACATGGACATAAACCGGAAAAGAAAACTAAATCGAATATCTTAATTAAATTGATTAAAACATTAGATGATACACTGGAAAATCCTTTGCAAGTTGGTGAAGAAGTTAGGTATATGGACGAAGAAGGTATTTGTACTATCAATGTAGTTGCAGAAGATTCGTTCTCAATTATAGATGAGAATGGAGATGAATACGATGAAGTTTCTCGTTTTGAGTTAACTCGAGTGACTACACCACTACCTTTAGAAAAAAAACTCGAACCTGTAACTGAAGTAGAAGTAGAAGTAGAAGTAGAAGTAAAAGATACAATTGATTCTATCATGAATCCACAATACCCCCACGAGGTGAATGAACACTCGTATCGTCCAAAACCTGGCGTAATCATAATTGGGAATTTACCTGATGATGGTAGCACAAATATGAGAAAGACTGGAGTTACACATGTTCTTAATGACAAAGTCGAAGCTTGATAAGATACTTGATGGTCAGAAAGTAGAATATCAAAAAATTATAAAGAAATATGAGGCCAGAGAGTTAAAATCTTTCCAGGTTAGAGAAGCAATCCAAGTAGTTAATGCTAATTTATTACTTCGACTACAGGATAACTCATCTGGTGATGAAAACCCTTATACCACACATGTTTCGCAAGTTAATGAGATTATGAGTGGTTATCGTGGCGCTTCAGGCGTCGGTTCAGATTTAATTAAACGTATTATTAATATTAGTGCAGCTCTCAAGGTGCCTAATGGGTTAGCATTAGATGGTGGTGAAGGTACTGCTGAGCGAGTTTACTTAGAACGATTTATGGAAGCTAATCAATTGAATGAGGGGTTATGTACTGAATTATCTAAAGAAGGAGAGAAACAAGGCCAAGTTTTAACACAATTGATATGGGATGAATCTGATAAGATAGTAAAGTTATTTTATATGCCTTGGCTTGATTATCAATATCAGGTTAGACCAATTGGTCTTAATAATATGACTCCTCCATTTGAAGTTACATGGGATGCCCCCGAAAATTCTGAAGTTAAAGCAGGTTCTTTATCAAATGAAAATCTTGCTTTTGTAGCATTTAATATGTTCTTTGCTTTAAATGATAAACTTCAATTATTGATTGAGGGTTCTCCTACTCTTGGTAATGTGCTCCATAGAATTGATGATGTTGGATATGATTTAATTGATTGGCGTCAATCAAATAAACTATATGCACACCCAACGCCTAGTATTCAAACTAAAGATGCTGAGGAGGCTCAGGATTTAAATAGTCAAATTGCATCTACTGGTTGGACAACTGGAAGTATGATGATTTCATCTGGCAAACTAGAAATGATTGTTCCTGAAAATTTCTTTCAAACTATTAAAACTGCAATTGAAACTAACATGCAATTTGTATCTGGGGCTACTGGGTTGTCAATTGGTTGGTTAGGTTTTCCAGATCTTATGTCTAATCGTGCTGTATCAGATTCACTAGGTGAACCATTAGAGATTGTAGCTGCGAACGATATTACAAGTTGGAAATCTTTTTATTCTCAAATGTTTGATAATGTTATTCAAATCAGAAATAAGAATTTGACTGGTAGAAATAAATTAAATACTGGTGTTGTAAAACCATTGCTTAAACCAATGAGTGATAGAATTTGGCAACAACTAATTCGATTATATTTACCAGCAGTTGAATCTAATGCAATATCAAAAGAGACATTTTGGAGTTTGATCCCCGGATTTCCAATTACTAAAGAGAAGGAACGATTTACTAAAGAACAAGAAGAGCGAGAAGCAGTTGAACTTAAAGTTAAAACTCGTAAATCAGATTTAGATAACCGTGCTGATACTGGTCAACAATCAGTTGGCTCTCGTAGATTTAATAATACACCAGGATAATAAGGAAATCAAACATGGCTAAAACAGTTATTAAGAATGGTAATGGTTGGATTAAGTATGCAAGTTTTGCACTTACTGTTGGATTAATCTTAACAAGTATAGTACTGGCTTGGAGTGACCAGAAAAAAGACTCAGCTATAATCTCAGAAAAATTAACTACTTTTATTTTAGCTGAGGACAAACGTATTAGTCGCATTGAACAAAATGGCACTAGTAAATCTAATGAGAATGAATTAAAAATAATATCTATAGTAAAAGATATGGAATTTACAGTTAATGCCATTGAAGATATCAAAGTTGAACAAAAAGCATTTCGCGCCGATCAAAAAACTTATCATGCTGAAATTATTAATCAAATTAATAAGAATGGTAAAACTTTGTAGTGGTAATTAATATGTTAGGTTGGCAAGATTTTATAAGACATTATTTAAATTTAACAGCTCCAGATAATGCCAGTTTAAATTGGAGTTGGCAACGATGTCGTAAGACCTTTCTCAAGGAAGTGGGGAATGTTTGTGTTTGTTGTAATTCTAAGAAACAAATTGAGGTTCATCATATATTACCAAGACATATACGACCAGATCTTAGTACTGATATGACAAATTTAATTGCATTATGTAAAGGTTGTCATTTAAGGATTGGACATTTAGGTTCATACTTTACTTATAATGAAACAGTTAAAATTGTTTGTATGTATGTACGAAAATTTAGTATCTTAAAAAAGAATGAAAATGCCTGAGTTTATTGTAAAATCTGTTAATGGCAAACAAGGTTTTGTTACTCTTGATACTGATGATATAATTCAATCAGATAGAAATCTTTATATGTCAATTGAAGAAAAGATGCTTCTTGGGAAGCTTTCTCTTGAAACTAAAGATTTGCGAACTCACATATATGATAATGACATTCATATAGATACAAATATTTTGAATCATATCCAAATAAATATTACTCATCGACAAAATGAGGTTGTTCATCTTGATAAAGGTTTAAAGAAAAAAATCAAAGACCATTTAATTTCAGACCATGATGGTCGTCGTGGTCTACGAGGTCTACGAGGTCATCCGGGTCCTCCAGGTGGTGGTAGTAATGTTAGAGTGGGTACTGTTGATGGTCAAATGCTTTACTGGAATAATACTACCAGAATATGGGAAACTTCTGTAGTTACTGACTTAGGTTGGGATAATACAGAAAAATTACTCACTATTGGTTCTACTGATCCAAGTACTAAAAGTCCTGGAGTTAGTTTTAGAACTTCAAAAGTTACTGCTAATCGTATTGATTTAATATTAGATGAAAATTCATCACATGATAGGTTAATGGTTGTTGGTAAAACACCATTAAAGAATACATTTTTTGAGATTAAAGCTTTAGATGGTGAAGATGCATATTTAATAATGTATAGTGGTGGTAGTTATTCACTTATAGGTCATGACTCGCTTGATGATTTTAATATTATGGGAACTGGTGAAGATAGAGACATGATTTTCTCTATTAACGATGGATCAGTTGTTAAAGAGGTTTTACGTCTTATTGGAGCAACTGCTATTGTTAATGTTACT